ACCAATACGGCAACTGCTCTGTATAAATCACAGGGATGTAATTGCCTGTGTTGTTTAGATCCCGAATCAAATTAATTGGCTCGTCATCAAGCTTGGCAATATCAGACAGGGATTGAATTTCTTGGCTTAGCGTGTAAGTGCCTACACCAGTTAAATTGATGGAAATCGGCTGTACTTTATAAACATACAGCCGACTTGTAGCCCACTGCGCGAGTAAGCCACGCAATGAAATCACCGCGTCAGCAACTTCATTCGCATTTGCATTTTCACCTGCTGCCAAGGTTCCGAGCTGTTTCATTGCTAATTCGATTAATGTGCTGACATTCATGGCTGTTCCTTAAAACAATGTGATGCGTTTTGTTAGGACATCGTTGTAAGCATCCATGTGCTTTTGCTGTTCTTGCAATAAAGCCCACTGCTCATCATCGATAAATGCTGGCTGACCTTTATCAAGGAAGTTTTCCAGTGCATCTAATTTTTGGTTTAACTCACGCTGCTCTAAGCGCACGCGATCTTGTGGTGTTTGAGATTGATGATAAGACTTTTCAAACACATCTTTGGGTGACCATGAAATATAACCAGCATGACGCTCATCATTTGGTTTGCCACCATCAACATATTCAACCAAGTAGCCTTGCTCGGTTGGATCTTCATTTTCTGGAATCTGCCAACCACGATAATCATTGTATTCACCACGTGTCATGGTTGTAGCTAATACCGACTTAGTGCCAATGAAAGCCACCATTGATGATGCGATTAATTTTTTAGACATTTGTTATTCTTCCGTTTTAGTTGGTTGGGTTAATAGGGCAATCAGGGTGTCTTTGTTATCACGCGCTAAATACTTAATTTCTTTTTCATCAAGCAATGCGCGTAATTGATCAGCAGTCAGTGAGTTGTAATCGACTGCTTCACTGGTTGTACCAACTGGCGTGTCGTCACCCTGCAATTCAGCAATACGAGCTTTCATTGCTTCCACGTCATTTTTAAATTTTTGATATTCCAGTGTTATGTTGCCCGCCTTCTTCGCCATCTCGACATACTTTTCATTTGCTGTCGAAAAATCATTAATTGATCCTGATAGAGCGGATTCCAGTTGGTTAATGCGGTTGCGCAATTGCTCGTTTTCTTCCATGCCTTTTTCAATGATGCCTTTGAGTGTTTCGATTTCGGATTTTGCACCAACAAGAGAGCTTGCTAGTTCATCAAACTGCTCAACAGGTACGAATGCAGAAAGGTCTGCTTCTTGGGTTTTACTTCGACCTGATACACCAACACCTGATGCATACTTCATTTCAGGTTCACTTTCAGGCAATTCACCATATTCAAGCCAACCTTCTTTACGCAGTACATCTTCATGCTCAGCATGATCAGCGATTTGCGATTCGTATTTTTCTTGCGTGCCCTTGTAGAGCATCTTAGGAAATTGATTCAATTTTCATTACTCCAGAAATGACAACGCCCCAATTAAGGGGCATTTGTTGTCATTGGGTTGATTATGATTGAGTGATACGGCAAGCATGTAATGGGCGAACAACTTGGAATCCATACAGCACGTCGATACGTGTGCGCTCGTAGTCGTTATTACCATCACCAAACGTCATCACACGAACAGACACACCACTTGGCAAGCGAGCCGTGTAACCTTCACATGATGCAAGGACTGGCAGCGGGGCGAATGCAGTAGTAAATGCGTCTTTGTGGAACTCAAGGTTTTGGAAGCCGTTCACCGACTTCACTGTGATAACAGCACCATTGGCCGCAAGCGCAGAGGTTGTTTTGTTTGGCGATGTTGCATTCAATGCTGGATAAATCTGAATTGGTGTGCCGGTTGTTACGTTGGCATCTTCAGTTACCACAAAGTCTTGCAACACACCCAAGTCTTGACCAGTTAACGGATGAACAGCATTAACACCCGCAATGGTGAAAACGGTGCCTTTTTTCACTGTACCTGTTGACGATGCACTTACAGACAAGGTTTTACCTGTTTGGTTTGCACCAGCAACCGTTAAGCCTGTAGCAGTACCATTGTTAAACACCGCGATCGATTGATGCTCATACAAATCAGCACCAAATGCAGAAGATACATAGCCTTGCAAGTATGCCTTTTCGCTTGAACGAGTTGGGTTGTACATGCGGGATACTTCACCACTCAATGCCACGTTTGCAGTACTAGACAGTAATGCGGAACGATCACCAGCAGGAGCTAGGTACTGATTCAACTTGGCGCGTGCCAAGGCGAGTGCGTTTGACGGTGTAGCACCTGCCAAGCTCATTGCAACTTGGTTTGGTGTAGCAACAACACCGCGCGCAATCAAATCCGCTTCCACTACAGAAGAAAGGGTTTGCATCTGTGGGCGTAAAATACGGTCTTTAAAGTCCGTAATATCCAACAATTTTTCTTTCGCACCGAACTGTAAAGCAACGTGTTTTTGAGTATCGAGTTTTAGGTTTACCTCTTCCTCAATAACTGCCGATGCACCATTGCCTTCAGCAAATACATTGCCATTGAACACCTGACCAGCAGTCGGCACTTTGATTGTTACTGTGTCGCCTTTTTTATAGCCTTGAGTGTCTTTACCAAATTCCTCTTGGCGACCTTTGTTGATGTTGGCAAGGAATGGTGCTTCCTCTTCAAGCATTTTAGCTGCTTCGCGGGCAATCATTTGGTGGGTTAAAATCGTGTTAGCCATAAATTACTTTCCTTTACGTTTTTGGGTTTCCGCCTTGTACCACTCTTCATCACTCATTTTTGATGGGTCACGAGTAGCAGACGCATTGGCTTGAACTGGTTTAATTGGTCTTGGAGCATTACTAACAGGTGGAGCAGTTTTGGTTTTACGGCCTTCAATGATTTGATTAATCTTCACTGCCGCTTGAACTGGGTTCATTTGCGAGATGGCAATGTAGGTTGCTTCGTCATCGATTAAGTCTTTTGCGAGCCGAAGTGTTTCAGTTGGAGATAGATCAAACTGATCTAAATAAATTGGAAGTGGTGGGAGTTTTTCGGATTTCTGCAAAGCAGAAACAACATCAACCCCATCCTCCTCAAGCTCCAAGATTGCTGCTTGGAACTTCTCGTTTTGTGCAGCCTCGGCTTGCGATGTTTGTTGTTGCTGCATTTCTGCTCGAAACTCAGCTTTTGCAACATCAACAAAGTATTGCTGCTCTGCTTTTTGATACTCCGAAAAGTCCTCAAAATCTGCAAAATCAGGGCGTTTAATCTCTGTCTTTTGCTGCTTGGCTTCATACTCAGCAAGTTTGCGCTCCGCTTCTGCTGCTCGCTTTGATAGAGCTTCGATTCGCTCTTTAGCGCGTGAGCGTTTAGGCTCTTCCTGATCAGGTTCCTTTTTCTCAGGCTCTTGAGTTTCCTCTTGAGTCTGTTCGGGTTCCTGTGTTTCGTCCTGCTGCCACTCTTTAATCTCATGACTTTCAGCACTGTTGTTTTCCGTAGTAGTGGTATCTACGCTGTCATTTGATTGGTCTGGGTTCATTGCTCTTCACCATTTGGAATTGATGGAAACATCCCATCAGTAGCCATTGCGCTGTCCCCGAGTTGGCTAAGCTCAGGAGCGAGATTTTGATCCGTTTGCTCAGGCATTAAAAAGCCCTGCCACTGAGCAGGGTTTTGGAATGTCTGTTGCGACAGGTTATCAGGCGGATCGACCTGAATATCCTGCGAATAAGTTTGCTGTGGTTCGGGCTGATAATTCTCAACACCATCACCGTTTTGAATCCAACCTTGAGGTGCTTGGCTTAAATTCATTTGCTGCTTAAACATCTCAATCACACCCTTGAGTTCTTCTACATCAGCACGACTCGCAGCTTGGATCTGTGCAACCTGAATAGCCTTTTCTTTCTCAAGTTCGGCCTTGAATACCTCAAGATTCATTTGAGCATTCTTGTCATTCAATTGCTGCTGAAGTGCCTCAATATCTTGAACTTGCTTCTGAATCACTTGATCAAGTTGAGCGATTTGAGCTTTAGCTTGTGCTGGATCAATCTTCTCCTTACCGATTGCTTGAGGTGGTACGAGCATTTTCACACGCTCCGCAATTTCCTTAGCGTTCAGTAGTGGTGAATTAATCACGATCAAATCAGCAACAAGGTTGAACAAATTAGGATTGCTTTGTACAAGCTGCATCATGAGTGCAAATGACTGTTCACGCTGAGTATTGAAGCTTGGACCGGTATCCATGCGCACATCAAAACGACCAACCGACATATCGTTTAGAAGGCCGTTGATTGCACGTGATTGTTCATCTTCTGTCTTTGGCTCGGCATTCAAACGCACCAATTCACTATCACCATCCACCCCCACAATACGACGTACCATTTCGGTATCGTAAAGAATCGGGAATAAGCCAATCAAAACACGTGCTGAATGACGAATCGTTTTGTTTAAGTTGTCCTGAAAGTGGAATTGAGCCGTATCAGATTGACGTTGAAGCAAGCCTATCGCACGACCTGACTGTTGATTTACATCTTGCCCCATCTGAGGTGCATGCATGTTCAGAATGTCAGGGATTAAACCTTTTGCTGATTCAGATGCGTTAAGAATGCCGACTGGTGGAACTGCGGCACCAAGACGAACTGGATATGGTATTGGATGGCCATTTTCATCGGTAGCTCGATAACGGCTGTAACCATACTTGCTTGGGTTGTTCCACTCATCTTCAAAGCCTTCAATTGACCTGTCATCTA